GCCCAATGCACCCCCGGATACAAGGGGTTCCGTTTAACGTCCGTGGAAGACAATTGTAGAGGTCGAGGCGTCTCATGACAAATGAACACCTTGGACTTTGATTGGATGACCACCGCCAGGTTCAACCCTGGAGCAATCGTCCAAGAAACCACCACTCACGAAAGCGATGGAATCCTGAAAGATCCGTCTTCCCAACGCAGCAGTTTCACTGCTGTGGGGCCCGAAGCCCTCGCCAGCTACCGAATTAACGGCCGCCAACTGTGTACCGAGGCCGGTGTAATCCGTAGATTGTGCCACCACGATACTGGAGACAAAGTCAGGAGGAGCGACCTGACTGAAACGGCCGAGAGGAGGAGAAACCTCCTCACGACAACAAGGGCAATTCGTCTTTTCGTGTACGAACCAAGCCCTCGAACACACTCGACAAAACCCATGACCACAAGTGGTCACACGAGTTACCGAGGCTTCGTAACAGACAGGACACTCATCCAAACCTATATTCACCTCAACCTCCGTGCGCGATTCAGTAACCGAACGAATCGGACTGACTGGTTGCCACACTCGAATCCGATTACGCCTCCACCAATACTCCACCGGACGTCTCACCTTTGGGGTGAGATAACGCCGAGTATTGGTACGAGACAACCCCAGTAAGGCAGCCAAGCATTTTAGCGGCCTCCTGCAGTGACCGAGGAACGGACCAGAACCCGTCCGAACAACCTCGGTTTTGTAATCGAATTTGTCCAACCCCCCAACCCTTTTGGGGTCTGACCAGGCGCAAGCTATAAACTCAGGCCCGATCAATCGGAGGTTCTCACGCATCTTCTTTGTCAACTTGTCTACCTCAAGTAGCTCCCAACCCTCTGGGACCTTATCCTGCTCCAAATGCCCTTTCGAAACAGGAAGAGGCCTTTCGGACTCCATAGAGAGGTAATGCGCCTCTCGATCCCAAAGGTGGCTATGAATAAGCTCATGACGGTAGACAGGAAGACCTAGTCCACGGGAAATGGACCTGTCCGAAGACAGGATATACTTAGCATTCCATTTCAAGAACTCAATCCGAAGCAATGATCGTCTGGATCCGAAGAACCCAGGACAAAACGAACTGTACCTCCCCCGCAAGGTCTCCACCCCGCCACAATCGGTCCGAAGACCAAAGGCGGCGGAGCGAATACAAGGGATGATACTAATCTTCCGATCAGATGCTTTGAAAAGAGTACTATTCAATGAAAAGTAACGGCGATCAACCATTGTCTTCCCGGGTGAAAGGACTAGACCGGATCGGCTAATTCCCTCCCTCCAACGATCGTACTCCGTCGGGGTACCACGGAATACAATATCGTCCCCGTTGATGCGCACGGGTCCACTCGACCCTGAAAAATATCTGAAAGCCAGATAATTGACAAGGCAGAGGAGGGGGAAACTAACCAAGTTTCCCATCAATTGACCACGCTCCTGATAAACAACCGGGCCATCATCCTCCCATTGCATGGGAGTCCGGAGCAATTGTCTACCGAGGTCCGCAATCCCTCTCGGGATCTGAGTCGCCTGATTAAGGATCAGATCCAACAATTCACGTTGGACCCAACCATTAAGATTGTCAGTAGCGGATTCATAGTCGCCACTAACAAAAACTTGGCCTGATTGAGGCGTAAACTCAGCGAACCTCCGCGGCTTAGCGTCTCCTCGCAAAAGCCACTTGAAACGTGAAATGTGGTTATAGATAGCGGTATGTAGAGGCCTAGCTAAATTACAATTAACGTCACCAACGCTAATTGTCCTCCACTTACCCCCCGTCTCGACAGACCGAAGCCTGGACGGACAAATATCAATAGGAGACTCTCTCGTGAGAGCTTCCAAGACGAATACTTGGTGTCTTGTCCACCCCGCAGCAGCATTCGCCTTCTGAATGGCACGACTCAACTCCTCAGGAGAGGAATTGAAACCGGACAAATCCGTACCACTCAAAAGATATTCAGCTCTAGAACCACCCTCAGACAGACCCCGCGTCCGGCACGACTTGATAGGCAATGTAGCCGAAAGACAAGCATTCGGGTACAAAGTCAAGTCCCAGCCGGGGGGAAACAGTTTAGGAACTGTTCTTCTTACATATCGAAGAAAACCTTCATCAGGTTTAGGAGATGGCTCCGACATTTTCTTTGCGTAAGAAGCGAGATCTGGCCGAGGTGACGGCAAAACTTTCCGGAAAAGAAATAATGACATGAAGACAGACCGACGGCTATCCGAAGACAACCGAGCCCGTCCCATGA